GTAATGCAGGTAGCAATGGCTCAAATGGTACTGATGGTTCAGATGGTACTGATGGAGCAAAAGGAGACAAGGGAGACAAGGGAGATACTGGAGCAAAAGGCGATACTGGAAGTCAGGGTGCAACTGGACCTCAAGGAGCGAAAGGGGATAAAGGTGATACTGGAGATGCAGGTGCTGATGGAACTAATGGGACTAATGGAACTAACGGAACCGATGGGTCTGATGGAGCAAAGGGAGATAAGGGAGATAAAGGAGATACGGGTGCTAAGGGAGATACTGGAGCAGCCGGAAGTAACGGAACTAATGGAGCGAAGGGTGATACTGGGGCAACTGGTCCACAAGGTATTCAAGGAGCAACTGGTCCGACTGGAGCAACGGGTGCAGCAGGGGCAGATGGTGCTGATGGAGCGGATGGAGCGGCTGATAGTACTCATACTAATGCGTACACAGGAAAAATAACCGTTGTAACCTCAGTAGATTTTAAGACTAAAACAACCACCACATCAGAATTAACATACAACAAAGGAACATTAACAGGCGTTAAATAAAACAGGAGTCAGATAATGGCATCATATAAAAAGAAAACAGGACAAACGGGGGATGATAAACCAAGTGATTGGAAAGACCTTGTTGTTGAAGAAACTAAAACCGTTAACGAAGAGAAAATTATTCCTCTAACTTATAAAGCATTGGAAACTGAACTTGCCCAACAAAAAGTTTGGGAAAAGGAAGTTACTGATAAGATAGCCGAATTAGAGTCTCAAATGGCTAAAGTCAAAGGTATCGCTGATAAGTAATGGATAGTAAAAAAAAAGATATAATTAAAATATTAGTTATTTTAGGATTACTATTCTTCTTATTAGTCCCTGTTGGGTGTAATACTAGTGGAGTAGCAATTCTAGGATACCAATTAAATCCCTCCGATTCAGTTTCATATTTTGTTACAATAATAGACCAAGATAGTATTAAACATCAGTTTAAATCGCCTATTATGGAAAATAGTGACAATTGGTGTTACGAACATACTATGTGGGAAGATGTGAGGAAAGGTGAGTAGTGAGAAACCAAAAACAGCGAGGTCGTATCGTGGCACTGTTGTGGATGATAATGCCGTTATTAGTATTAACATTAAGTGGCTTATGCAGTCTGTTGTGGTTATCGGTGGACTTGTCTATTCGTACTATGCAGTTATCCAACGAATTACTGACCTTGAGCGAAGAGTTGGAGAGGCTAACGAGCAGATTACAGAACTTGTATCCAAGCATATAGTAGAAGAGGAAAAACGCTTTGTACAGATGGAAAAAGAGTTACAATGGTATCAAAAGGAGTTAAATTTAAACCCACTATCATGGAAAAAGAAAAAGAAGTAAACAGTTATGGAAGAATTTTTAGCAGTATATTCAGAAGCAGGGATGATAGGCGTGGTTGGTGCGATGTTTATGTTTATGGTATATTCAATGAACAAACGAGGCAACGAGCAGGCTGAAGCCATTCAACAATTAAAAGTAGAGAATAAAGGTCAATCTGAGACATTGGAAAATATGGAAGGAATGATTATAAAACTAATTAACAGATGGAATAAAAGTGATGACAAGTTAGATAGAAAATTCGATGCTATTACAAAGGAAATTAATGATTTAGATAATCAAGTATCCGAAATTAAAGGCTCTATGAGTCGCATCAATGGTAAACACTAATGGATAAATCAGACATAAGAAATAAAGACATTCATGCTCAAATCGTAAAATTAGATGAGAGACAAAAAACTATATTTAATACTCTTGTTAGAGTTGAAAAACATTTGGAGAGAATGAATGGGCAAGTCTCTCAACACTCGAATAGCATTACTCAAATTAAAACTGTTGGGTCTATTGGTGTATTGATAATGCCTATAATAGTAACATTAATCATGAGGTTAATATAATGGATATAAAGTCAATGCTAGTAGAACTAGCAAAACAACAGGCTGAAAAGATGGAAGCAGAAGTAATGGGTCATGTTGATTCAGAAGAATTTGCTGAAGTACTTGCTCAGAAGTTAAATGATAAAATAGACATACCCTTTGTTAAAGAAGAAAAAGAAGGAAAATTCTTTCTTGCGTTAGTTAGCGTAGTACAATCTTTAATAGGTGGGATGCTTAAAGCGAAAAAGTAATGCCGAAAACTTTTGCAAATTATAGTCGATTTGAACAAGGTTTAAACTTCAGAAGTGATGATGAAGACATTGACCAAGCGTCAGTCGCAGAAGCAAAAGGTTGGGACATCAATGTTCCGGGTGAAATAAGTACAATAGGAAAAACTTCCCTTTCAACGAGTCATAAATACACATTAGATTATTCAGGTGGAGATGGAATCGATGGAAAATCAGGGGGTTCTTCCTTTGTACTTGGGCGTTCAGATTTTGACTTTGCTAGTGGCTCTTATCCCGTTTCTGCTGCTGAAGCAAGTGGTGGTAATACATTAGGTTTCTATAATTCGGTACGATATGTAGGAATTTTAAGTGACTTAGAAGGATTTAGTGGTGGCTATGCAACTGCCGTTAAGAGACATCCTTTAGGGAGTGGAAGGTCAATAGATATGGGTGCTGATGGATTCCCTGTATGTTTTTGGCACGAAGGTGAATTAAGAGTATCTGATAGAACACACAATGCAGGTACTACATTAAAATGGCTTGGAGTATTAAATAGAACTAGATTTTCTGCTACCGATGCTTGGAATACACTAAGTAGTAAATGGGTAACTGAAAATTTAAACTTATTAGCACCTAAATTACCTGCTCAAAGTGGCAATGGTAATGGAGTTGTTTACTTTGATGAAACTACTTCAACAGGTAAGTTACCTAATACGGCAGCAGATATGCCTAATTTAATATGTACTCAAACTACTAATGCTGAAGATGGTACTTGGGAATCTACTGAATATGAATTTGGAATGACTTATGTCTATAAAGGCAACCAAGAAAGTTCAGTAACTCCTATGAGTATGAAGAAGAAGAATACTGACACTAATGCTTATGACGCAGTAGATAGTTATAAAGTAGAAACAAGACAATATTTTTCAGGTGTAAGTCTTTCTATAAAAAATGCAGATGGTACTGACTTTGCTAATAGAATGACAGGTTGTAGAATCTATGTTAAAAAAGCGGGTGGTGGTAAAAGATGGAGATTATTTCTAGATGTAGACTTTGTTAAAGGTGCTAGAAGAAATACTTTTGATAGATATGAAACAGGTTGGAGTAGGAATACAGCAGGTGTTTATTATACAACGACTCAAATAATGTTAAAAAACCCCTCAGTAGAGACATATGAAGCGTTAACAGGCGTTTTAAATGATGAGACTTCAGTTGGTTTTGCATCTAAAGAATCAAATTTAAATTCAAATAGTTGGGGAATAGCAAAAGCAGTACAAAGAAGAATATTTTATGCTAGATGTAAATACTTCACAGAAGATGATACTAGTGTAAAGAAGTTATATGACAGAATCTTTTATAGCGTAGGTGGAAAACCTGATGTAGTTCCAACTACTAATTGGATAGACTTAGGAATAAATGATGGCGATGAATTTATCACAATGGAAACTTATGCTGGGCGACTAGTTCTTTTTAAAAGAAATAAGATTTATATATTAAATGTAGCAAATCCAAATCCTATGGGATGGGGAGTGGAATTACAAATAGATAATAATGGTGTTCCTAATCCTGCTAATGTCCAATTAACTAGATATGGTATTGCATGGGCAAATAATTTTGGTTGTTTTCTATACTCAGGTCAGCAACCTACTGAATTATCTCAAAGGATAGGTGGCGTTGAATGGAGAAGTTGGTTAAATAATGAGTATGAAGCAATGCCTATTGGTATGCACGATAAAACAAATCAATTATTTATTACCGAGTCAGGTGGAACAAGTGATTCTACTGCTGCTAATGCTTGGGTGTATAATTTTGCTACACAAGGATGGTCTAGAAGAGAAGATGAATTTCAGGCTAAGAACAATGGATTTTGGAATGACCAAAG